AACGATGCTATGCAGACTGACTGACCCTGCTTGACCAGACTCAACGCTATCTGACCTGTGATAAGCGACTTACCACCACCGTTAGAACCAGCGTAGACAGTTACTTCACCCTCACGATAGGCAAAAGAGTCATGTGTCTTAGGCCAAGGCATAACGACTTTCTTCTCTACAGTTTCCGATAGGTAAGCCTCTTTGATGGAGTCTAGCCATTCAGAAGCCTTCTTAACCCGTATCGTTACGTCGTTGGAATGTAGATACTTCTCTACGTCAATACTTTCTGACTTTAGGATTCGAGCCTTCCTAGCCTCGTCTAGTTCTATCGCTCTTGATTCAAGACTCATTGTTTCCCCCTTAATTCCCGACGCAGTTTACGAATTTCAGCAATTAGATTCTTGTGGTAAATGTTCATCTTGTGCAAATGTCTAGACCACTCTGGAAATCCTTGATTCTTCATATCCTCCACGATTTCAGGCGTATCCTCAAACCAAACTGCATGACGTAAGACATCTAACTCTCTTGGTGTTTTCATAGCCCCCCCTAGATGTAACTGACAGCTTCGTTAATTCTGGATACAGCCGTTTTAAGCCGTTTTCTGTCTACTTCCGATACCTGCCTACCCTCGCTCAAATCAAACGCCGCTACGGACGTTAGAAGCGCCTCAAATTGGATTATTTTCAGCAGGTCTGATGCGTAAAACGGTCTGCGTACTGCTTTATTAAAATGTTTTTCTTTAAGGGAACTGAGATTGTTGTCGCTAGGAAACAGGTCTGTCAAGTCCATTCCGACAGCTTTTACAATTTCGTAGGCACTACATCCGGCAAAGCACTTGAGCAAGATTCGACCGTCATCAGTTTCCGTTATGGCAAGGCTTGGAGACCTGTCAACGTGAGCAGGACAGCAAGCTATCCACCGACCTTTTGAACCTTTAACCTTTTCCAGCTTGTTTAGTAAGTCTCCAATCATTTGATCCTCCTGTCGTTCATCCACCAGTCTGTTTGCTTAGTTTCTTTTGGTTTAACCCAATCTGCTTGAAATCCTTGCCAGTTTCTAAGACACATCATTTCCATAGCAGATTCCAAAGTCATACTAATTTTTGCTGATTCATTTCGTATTTTTTTGATAACAGTTCCAGTTACGCTAGCTTCTTTTGATTCTCTATGTTTTAACCAGTCTGACCAAACATCATCACTAACGTCATCAGGTTTAGAAATTTCAACAACAAACTTTTTAGATTTCTTCTTTGTCTCTTTCTCTTTCTCTCTCTCTGTCTCTCTCTCTGTGGTAGCAAGTTGCAAGCAAGGTGCTAGCATAGTGCTAGCGTCAACAAAAAAGCCATTATCTATCAATGGCTTAAGTCCTGACTCTATGTCCTTGCTAGCAATACGCAAGCGAAATGCTAGTTCGTCGCTAGCAGCATTAAAACTACCGTCTTTTGACTCACTTGCTAACAACCAAAGTAAAGGTGCTATCGCTTTGCTAGCAATCGGTAGATTCATGTATGCCCTATCGTTGAGCAAATCCCGATGCAGCTTTATCCAAGGTGGACAACGATCCCGATAGTGCTGGAATTTCTCCCAGTTCTTAGGCTTCAAAAACATGGCCTTCTCCAAACGAAAAAAGCCCTAGGAGAGACTCTCACCGATTAAGGTGTTGGCGGACTGGTAGGCTACCAGCAGAGTCCCTTCTAGGGCTTGCCTATATCGTGCCGCCAAGCACGAGCAAAACTATACCTTGATCCCTCTTAGCTGACAAATCTTACAAACATTGTGTTCCTTAAACTGTCCTGCTGATCTAGACTTCTTACAGCCAGCGCAATATCTCAGGCCGTGGTGGTATTTCTTAATCGTTCCAGCTTTGTCGCCTGACGTTGGAGCTAAGGATTTTGAAGGTTCTTCTTTCAACTGGCTGTCCTCTAGGTGTTGTCTTTCTAGGCTCTGGATACTTGTCGAGCTTAGGCTGAGTTTCTTGCAATTTTTTTAAGTATTTATCGTATTTCATTATCGCAGAATGTTGACGTTTGTTAATAGAATGTTTCTATAGGTTTACATTTATCTATAGAAATATATTTGCACTAACCTGTTAATCTGTGGCACTATTTCGGGGCGGTAACTCACTAGGGGATAAATATGAATGACCAAGAGTTTGAACAATACCTGATCTCGGAGCTGCTTGACGGACATCCTGACGATGTTTTGTGCCATATGGACGCTGCAAGCATTGAGGAAGAATTTAGCGAACTTCTGTTCGTTTGGTCAAGACATCAAAAAGACGCACAGGAACTAAAGGATGGTATCCAGCGGTTCATTGTCGGCATGATTGACCGTATCGTCAAAGAGCAGCGTCTACCAGCTTACCAGCCTACCGCAGAAGATGAGTACATAGATCATCAAGACAGGCTGTATCAGGAACGCAAAGACCGTGAGGCAGAAGAACATTTTAGGAGCAAAGAATGAACAAACTATTTAGAGCAGACGATAAGCTAGCTGACTTCATTGACCGTCATTCCGGTAAAGTCATTTTTCTATTGCTTCTTCTATCGTTACTTTTGGATAGCCTATGACATTCCCCTGTATCTTAGACAAAGAGTTTAAGTATGTTCCGTCAAGTAAAACGAATATTCGTAAGACTTTTGATCGTATTCGCAAAGAGCAAAAGGAGGCTGCAAAGATACAAACTATTCAGGAAACACAACCTAACAATATCATCTTCAATAAGAAATTCGCTAAAGGATAAATAATGGATACCAAGGTCTATGAGAAGCTACAGCAAGCTAGAGTCAAACTCCAGAACGTAGAACTCAAGAAGTCAGGACACAATAAGTTCGCAGGTTATCGGTACTTTGAACTCACCGACTTCCTGCCTACCGTCAACTCGATATTTGCTGAACTCGGACTCTGCCACACGCTAGAGTTCACCAGCGACCTAGCAACCATGCAGGTTATTGATACCGCTAACGGTGGCATTGCTAAGTTCACTTGCCCTATGGCTTCTGCTCAGTTGAAAGGCTGTCACGATGTCCAGAATCTAGGCGCATCGATTACCTACATTACTCGGTATCTTCTCGTTATGGCTCTGGCTATCTGTGAGCATGACGCATTAGACGCAACCACAGGCTCAGAAGAACCTAAGTCCGCTAAACCGATCACTAAGTCCGTATTCGATACGTTAGACGAACAATCTCAAGATGAGATTCGTAGCTACGCAGCAGACATCATCCTAATGATTCACAAGGACGAAGTAGCGGAAGCTGTGGAGTACATCAATTCTCTGGAACTAGACGCAGATTGGAAAACTGCACTCTGGTCTCAGTTGGATAGTAAGCAACGATCAGCAATCAAGAAATTTACTAAAGGATAAATAATGGAATACGACAACACTAACCGCGGTATGTTGGGACGTAACACTAACAAACAGTCTGACAAGCACCCAGACTACTCAGGCACGATCAACATCAATGGAACGGATTACTGGCTATCAGGCTGGCTTAAGGAAGGCAAGAACGGTAAGTTTTTCTCTCTAGCGGTTAAGGAGAAAGAGACTAAGAAGCCAGCAAAGAAGGTCGAGTTTCAGGACGATGATCTAAGTGATGCGCCATTTTAGGGATTAGCTACGAGGGAAAGCTAATGCTGGCTTTTCGATTAATAAATCGTCAAGGATAGAACCAGTGCTGCGAGTACCTCACCCATTAGCCTAGCGATAGGTGGCGCGTAACCTACGCAGCATACGCATAGCTCCTTTACGTTTGTCTCCCCTTCTATGTGAGTATGCGGACAGCCCGGAAAGACGGGCATTAACTCAGGAGAAAAAATGAAACTGTTGGACTATTTGAAAGAAACGCACAAGATCAAGAATGACCGTCAACTAGCTATTCGTATCGGCGTATCCATGCCTACGATCAGCAAGATTCGTAACGGTCATAACGGCGTATCGGCTGAAACAAAGATCGCCATCCACAAGGCTTTCGATATGCCTATTGCAGACATTGAGGACTTTTTATGAGCTTCGAGATTACGGAATTACAAGTAATCAGGTGGGCTGAGGCTAGAGGGATTATCCGCAACTCTGACTCTAAGACCCAGCTTCTAAAAGCAGTTTCAGAAATGGGAGAGCTAGCCGATGCAGTTATCAAGCGAGACCGTGACGCAATTATCGATGGAATTGGGGACGTTCTTGTATGCCTTATTGTGGCTGCTGCTATTGAAGATGTCGATGTAAAGCAATGCCTAAAGGCTGCTTACGAGGAAATCAAAGACCGTAAAGGCTACTTAAATAAGGATGGTGTCTTCATTAAGGAAGAAAGGACTGTAGACTAATGGGCAGACCTCGTAAGAATCCTGATGATCCTAAGTGGCAACCTGTGGCAGAACAAGTTATGGGAGTACCAGTCAACGATGACTGGCGTATCTTCTTCGCAGCGGCTCTAGGAGGCTTAATCGCTAGAGGTAGCGGTCAGACTTATGAACAGATGATAAAGACGGCCTCAGAAATCGCTAAAGAGGCTCAGAAATCCATTCAATAATCCATTCATGTATCTATCAACTCGCCCCGGAAATAGAACTTGTCATCAATGACCTGTACTAGTTCCGGTGGCATCATTTGATAGTCAATGAAGTTTAGGATAGCGAACCCAGATCGCCAGTTCTTAGGGTTATCCTCGGAGTAGTCAAACTGATTACCCTCAATCGCCGCTAGAGTCCCTGTATCTACACCGTATCTTGTCCCTGTGTAGTCCGTCCAAGGTGTAACTTTAAGGCTATGCAGGTGTCCTGTAACGACAGAGATACCAGACTTCATCGTATTGTTGTACACAGCATGGATGCCATTGTGATAACGATGCTTAATCATTACCTTTTCATTGACCATCACGCTAGTGGAGAACTTCCATCGAGG